TACAGGATTTGGATGGGTTATGATTAAGAATGGTGTTTTTGAGAATCTTGAGTATCCTTGGTTCGCTCCTAAGATGCAAGTCTTTGAATCTGGTGCAGTTCAAGACATGTGTGGTGAGGACGTATCATTCTGTCTCGATGCTATCGAAGCAGGCTTTAAGATCTGGTGTGACCCCCGCGTTCGTGTCGGTCACGAAAAAACTCGTATTATTTGATCTACAAAATTTCTCGGAGATAAATTATGGCAATTATGAAAGGTGGTTCTTATACCCCCGGTAAACCGAAAAAAACTCGCCAAGGCAACTCGAAAAATACGCTTCTCTCGGCATCTTCAAGAAACGGAAAGAAGAAAAGATATAGAGGACAAGGCAGAAAATAATATTGGAGGGTGATTCATTCACCCTCTTTTTTTGTGAATAAATAACCTTATTAAAGTGCGTTTCTATACTCATGCCTCTGGAAAGAGTCAGTCAAGGATTTAAAGATATATCAATGACATTCGGAATGAATCCATTGACGGATGATCTTATTGCACTTAAAAATATCAATGCGATTAATCGCTCTATAAGGAACATTGTTCTTACAATACCAGGTGAAGTTCCTTTTGATCCTGCTTTTGGTTCTCATATTGGCGCATCCTTATTTGAAAATATGGATGAATTCTCTGCAAGAGAAATTAAAAATGAAATTATGATGTCAATTAAAAATTATGAACCAAGAGTTAAACTTAATAAAGTAACCGTATCACCTAATTATGATAACAATACCTTTGATGTTAGAGTTGATTATGACGTAATTGGTATTGCAGTTCCAACGCAAGTATTAGAATTTGCTCTCGTATCAGCAAGATAAATGACACTTCAAAACTTCACTTCACTAGATTTTGATCAAATAAAAGCACTTCTGATTGAATACATACGATCAGATCCGAATTTTACTGATTATGATTTTGAAGGATCCAATTTAAGTTCAATCATTAATTTGATGGCATATAACACATATGTATCATCTTATAATGCGAACATGCTTGCGAATGAGGTATTTCTTGAGTCTGCTACACTTAGAGAAAACGTAGTTGCACTTGCAAGATCAATTGGATATACTCCAAGATCAAGAAGAGCAGCAAGAGCAACTGTAAGTTTCTTCGTCGATTGCACTGGCATTACTCCTAAACCTGCATCCTTAACTTTACAAAAAGGAATTGTTGCAGCATCAACGGGAAACTTTGGTGGACAGAGTTTTGTTTTCTCAAGACCAGAAGATACAACGGTTTCTGTTGTAAATGGAGTAGCATCCTTCGATGAATTGGAAATATATGAAGGAAACCGCATTAGACAAGAGTATACTTTAGATACAACTGACCCAAATCAACGTTTTATTATTGATAATGTTGGGGTTGATACAGACACCTTAGTCGTTAGAGTTAAAGATTCTGCAGCATCTAGCACCTGGGTCTATTACCATCGTAAAGATGATCTTTTTGGATTGAACAGTGAGTCCAAAATCTTCTTCTTACAAGAAATTGAAGACGAAAGATATGAAATTGCCTTTGGTGATGGTATTTTTGGTAAGCAATTGCAAGAAGGTAATATCATTGAAGTAGTTTATATCACCTCCAGTGGCGACAGTGCCAATGGAATTAGCAATTTCACCTTCAGTGGACGCCTTGTATACACTAGAAATGGCATTGAGTACGTCGTTTCATCAGGAATTTCTGTTTTAGGCACTGATCTTGGTGCTAATGGAGGAGATTCTATTGAATCTATAGAGTCAATTCGCAAATTTGCACCAAAAATTTACTCATCACAGAACAGAGCACTTACAGCAACCGACTATGAAGTGCTAATTCCAACAAAAATCTACCCAGAAACCGAATCTATCTCCGTTTTTGGTGGTGAAGACCTAGTTCCACCTCAATATGGTAAGGTTTTTATCAGCATTAAACCCAAATTTGGCGATTTTCTACCAAATCTGATCAAACAAGACATTGTTAGGGAGTTAAAAAAGTACTCTGTGGCAGGAATCGTCCCAGAAATCCTTGATTTGAAGTATCTTTATCTCGAAACCGAGTCTCAGGTCTACTACAACACAAATCAAGCGGCAAATGCAGCAGAACTTTCATCAATTATTCTTGGAAATGTTGAAAAATATGCAAATTCTACGGAATTAAACAGATATGGAGCAAGATTTAAGTATAGTAAGTTCCAAAAAATCATTGATGATAGCAATCAAGCAATAACATCTAATATCACGAAGGTAAGAATGAGAAGAGATCTTCGTGTCCTGTTAAATACTTTTGCAGAATATCAAATTGGTTTTGGAAATGAATTTCATATTGGCAATTTGACTGGATACAATATCAAATCCACTGCATTTAGGGTTCAAGGAATTACTGGTGATGTGTACCTATCCGATATCCCAGATTCGGATAGATTAAATGGTTCTATTTTCTTATTCAGTGTTCCCTCTCCAAATTCTAATTCTGTAACTATCAGAAAGAGAAATGTTGGACGAGTTGATTATGTAAGTGGCATTATCACCTTGAATGCTATAAACATCCAATCTGGTAAAGAAAAGGATGGTCAACAAATAATAGAGATTTCTGCAGTTCCTCAATCTAATGATGTGGTTGGTTTTCAAGATCTTTATTTGCAATTAGACGTTTCTAATAGCACTGTTGATATGGTATCTGACAATATTGCATCGGGTCTTGATGTTTCAGGATCCAATTATATTGTATCTTCTAGCTACACCAATGGGAATTTAGTAAGAGTATAAAGAATGACAAGCAACAGAATTAAATTCAATCAAATCGTAGCCGATCAGTTCCCTACGTACATCAGAGAAGAATTTCCAGCCGTACAAGAATTCTTTACTAAGTATTACTTGTCTCAAGAATATCCAGGCGGAGTTCTGGATATTTTAAACAATATTGACACGTATACTAAGATTGAAGAAGTCTCTGATCGATATGTCGATGATGCAGAACTGACTCTTCCTGTAGGAATTTTTGATACTGAAATTAATGTTGCGTCTACAAAAGGATTCCCCGATAACTATGGATTAATTCAAATTGATGATGAATTAATCCTATACAAAGAAAAAACAAAAACTAAATTTACTGGTTGTGTTAGAGGTTTTTTAGGAATCACCTCATACGAAAATCCAGTTGATATTGAGAATTTTGTTTTTTCTACATCCAAACAAGCAAAACACGATTTAGAATATAGTCCACAAGGTGTCGGACTGAAAAGAGTAACAAATTTAAGTTCTCTTTTCTTAAAAGAATTTTTTAGAAGAATAAAATATAGACTTGCTCCTGGGTTTGAGGATAGAGAATTATTTTCTGGTGTAGATGAATTTACTAGTAAAGAAATTGCGGTAAAACCATCACGTTTTGTAAAACAGATAAAAGATTTTTACAGAACAAGAGGAACTGACGAATCTTTCAAAATTCTGTTCAAAGCTCTTTATGGTGAAAATGCCGAAGTTGTTAGACCTAGAGAATTTTTATTCAGACCATCTGATTCTCAATTCCAAGTTACAAAGGATTTTATTGTAACACCTATTAGTGGCAATCCTTCTGAATTGTCTAGAAACACTCTTCAGCAAGATGAGTATAAGAATATAACCAAAGCATATGCTCCTGTTGCCAAAGTAGAAAAGATCACTACAGGTCTTACTACTTCAAACTATTGGAAGATTAGCATTGATGCTAACTACGATAGAGATATCTTGGTGGAAGGTTCTATCTATGGCAATTTTGCTGCACATGCTAAGACGAAAACGATAGGAAACATTTCAGCAGGTTCTAGTTCTATTGATGTCGATTCAACCTTAGGATTCCCCCAGGATGGGGAATTATATGTCACTTACTCCGATGGGACGGTTGGTGTTGTAACTTACACTGATAAATCATTAACTCAATTTTTTGGTTGTACAAATCTAACCAAGACAATTAATGACGCAGAGACTCTCTTTATTAATACCTATGCATATGGTTATTCAAATGTAGATCAGTCTCTTATTAAAGTAAGAATTACCCCTGTATTAGAAAATCCTTTAGAGAATCAAAATAACCATTATTATGAAAGTGGTGAATTGATAGATATCAAATCTTTAGGCGAAGATAAAAAGAATAATGAAACTTGGGTTGTAAACTCTTGCCCAACATACCAAGTAAAAAGTGTTTCTTTAGTAGATTCACAACAAAAATTATATTCCTTTTCCACTTTTGATGAGATTTTATTAAAAGTAGGAAACGCTGTTTCAGTTGAAGACACTTTTGGAAATGTTGTTGATGCAGTAGTATTTGATATTACATCATCAACTAGTTTGACATTTAGATTAAACAATTTGTTGGATGTAAACAAAACATATACCTTTACTAAAAAATTATCGAAGGTCAATGCAACTTATTTTACTGGTATAGACGATGTAAATTCAAACGTAGATAATCTCTATACAGATGGAGTTAAAACTATCGTTGCGTCTTCATCTTTACCAACTTACAGAAATCAACCTCTTAATGCATCATCAAGAAAAGTTGAATTTTCTGGCACTTTTCCTCCAGTAGGAGTTGGTTCAACTAACGTATATAATATTTCTCCTCTTAAAGATCATGGTTTATATACTGGCGATGCAGTTTACTATTCTTTCCCAGTAAAAGAAAGCTATGACATCTTCTCAGGAAATACAACAATCACATATCCAGAGGGAACTTTAGGTAGTAATTTCGAAGAAGGTCTTTACTTCATTAATAGAATTGATGAAAATAATGTTCAGTTTGCAAAAGGAAGATCTGATCTCTTCTTTGAAAATTTTGTAAGTACATCAACTCCAGTAACAGTTACGGGACAAGTTCTTGATATTTACAAATTTAGAGGAAAAACATTATCATCTCAAAAACTTCTCAGAGAAATTGCTCCACCAGAAAAGGATGGGGCTAGATATAAAACTACTCCAGGAACCAAAACAGGAATATTTGCAAATGGAGTAGAATTACAAAATTACAAATCAACCGATACCATATATTATGGACCTATTGAAAAAATTGAGGTATCTGCTCCTGGAGAAGATTATGATGTTATTAATCCACCAATTCTCCATATTAGTGATTCTGTAGGAACTGGTGCTACTGGATATGTTTCTGTTTCCGGATCACTGCAAAAAATTAATATTATTTCTCCAGGATTTAATTACGTAGAAACTCCAATTATTCGTATTATTGGTGGAAATGGAACAGGTGCAAAGGCAGTTGCCAAACTGAACCAGGTAACTCATTCTGTAGATTTTAATTCGACCATTCTTGGACAAAAAGTTGGATTGGGTACGACTGTATCTACAATTGGATTTAGCACATATCATAAGTTTACAAATGCGGAGAAAGTTTTATATAAAAATAACGGAGAACAAGTAATTTCTGGTCTCTCCACTAACTCCACTTACTATGTTAGTGTTATTGATCCGTATACTGTAAAACTGCATCAAACCGAAAATCAAGCAGTTTTAGGAGTTGGAACTGTAACTTTACTGGACTATGGCACAGGAAATCACACACTTGAATCTGTTTCTAAGAAAAATGTAATCTCAAAAATTAATGTGACTTCCCAGGGTCAAGGTTATACAAACAGAAAGTTGACCACTGGAATCATAGGTATCAATACAGCAGATAATTCTATTATAATTCCAAACCACAATTTTTCTTCTGGCGAAAGAATTGTATATACTGTAGAAGGAACTTCTGTTTTAGGATTAACTCCAAGTACAAACTATTATATTGATAAAAAAGACAATAACTCATTTAGATTATTCCAATCAGGTATTGGATCTGATGGCCAAGTTTATAATACTAAAACATATGCTGACCTGAAAAATGTTGGCGTAGGAACTCATATTTTCAATTATCCTGAAATAGAAGTTATTATTGAAGGAAAAATTGGTATATCTTCTTTATCGACCGAAGATTTTAAAGCAAGAGTTCAACCAATTATTAGAGGTGAAGTACAATCAGTTCATCTCTCAAATACCGGAGTTGGTTATGGTTCATCCGAAATCATAAACTTCAATAGAGAACCTTTAATTGAACTCCAAACTGGAGGAGGAGCACAATTAACACCGATTGTTAACAATGGACAAATCGTAGAAGTTTTAATAAACAATAGTGGTTCTGGATACAACTCTCCCCCAGAGTTGCAAATAGATGGTTCTGGTATTGGAGCAGTTATAACACCAGTTTTAGTCAATGGGCAAATTGAATCTGTAAATATTATTCATGGCGGAGTTTCTTATAGTAGAGATAATACTTTTATTAATGTAGTGCCATCTGGACAGAAAGCTAAATTTTCTACAATAATAAAAACATGGACAGTTAACACTGTTGCCAGAAATTATGCGCAATTCACTTCAGATGATGGTTTTATTACAAATGGAACTAATTCTGAATATGGACTTCAATATACACACTTATATGCTCCAAGACCTCTAAGAAGTTCTTTATTTGGAACAGATTCTAATGGAAAGAAAGTATATGGATCTGTAGATCTAAAAACTAATAACGGTTTTGAAATTGATTCTTTATATCATTCTCCTATTATAGGATATGCGTATGATGGCAATCCAATTTATGGACCATATGCCTATTCTACTTTAACCGGAGGTATAATTAGACAGGTTAAGAGTGGATACAGACTCAATATCGCAAATGATCGTCCACCATATCCAGAAGGATTCTTTGTAGAAGATTATACTTTCTATCCAAGTTCAGATCCTCTTACTTTGGATGAGAATAATGGAAGATTTTGTGTTACACCGGAATATCCAAATGGAACATATGCTTACTTTGCAACTATCACTCAAAAACCAGATTCCACTGGAATTTACAAAGGATATAAATCACCAGTATTTCCATATATTATAGGAAATTTTTATAATAATATTCCAAATAATTATAATTTCAAATCTTCATCAAATCAAGATCGAGTTAATCTAAATGAAACCAACTATGTAAGAGTTACAAGCACCCACAAAATTAAGGGCAATTCAAGTTCTTACAAATATGTCGATATTCCCAATAATCTATCTCAGAAAACTGAAATTAAATTTGCGTCTACAGGTTCTATTGATGGTGTAGGAATTATCACTGGTGGTCAAAATTATAAAATTGGCGATAGACCAATAATTAATTTTGAAAGAAGTGGTGGGTACGGAACTTTACTTGAAGTTGATAGAATTTCTGGAAAAGAAATTACAAACATTAGCGTTGCTACTAGCTCAATTTCTAATATTGAATTTTTACCTGTATCAGAGGGAGGATCATTCTTAGCTATTGCCGCAAATCCTCATTATTGGACAAATACAGACCAAGTGGTCATATCTGGTCTAAGCACAACAAACACCCTCCTTGCAGGGGCATACAGAGCAGGCATAGCGACAGATAAATATGTCCTTACGGTTGGAGTTGATACTTCTGGTGTTACAGGAATAGTAACCTATTTCAATATTTTTGGAAATCTTTCTTATCCATCATTGAGAGAAAATGATATTCTTTCAATTGGAACAGAAGAAGTAAAAGTTCTCTCTATAGATTATGAGACCTCAAGAATTAGGGTTCTTAGAGGTCAGAATGGAACTGTTTCTGCTGCACACACATCCACAACAGTAATAAGACAAAATCAAAGAAAATTCCAAATTAATGTTGGATATAAAACAACATTCAACTACACAACAAACAAAGAGTTTTATTTCAATCCTACAGATTCATTATCTTTGAGTGTTGGAATTGGAACAACAATAGTATTTTCTAACCCAGGTGCAGGCAAAACAAATATATTTGTTCCACAGAAGTCGATTTATCTTCCTAACCATGGTCTTAAAACCGGAGATAGACTTTTATACAACACAAATGGAGGAGATCCTATTGAAGTTTCTGTTGGAGGAGTAAGTGCTGACTACACAGTATCCGACCAAGAAACTTTTTATGTTGCAAAAATTTCAAATGACTTAATTGGTATTGCTACTGTTAAAGTTGGTCTTGGATCTACAGGTTCTTTCGTTGGTGCTGGAGATAGTATTAGAACATCATCTACATTATACTTTACGGGCATCGGAACTGGAGTATATCATAGTTTCCAAACTCAATATTCAAATGTAGTTACTGGATCAGCAGAAAAGAATGAAGTAACAGTATCTCTTGCCAACACTCATGGTCTTTTAAATGGAGAGACTGTATTTGTCGATGTGAATGTTGGAGGAGCTAAGACCGTTGTTGTAAAATACAATGATAAGTCTAGAAGAATTTTAATTGATCCAAAAACCTTCACTTCTGCGGGAGTAAGCACTTCCAATTCTCAAATCACTATTACTAATCATGGATTCAAACCAGGAGATAAAGTTGTACATACTGCTACCGCAGATGGATATGGACCTATCGATGGAGAATTGTATTATGTAATTGTTGTTGACGATAATACTATTAAATTATCTCAAAGTAGATCTGGAGCACTAAATTCAATTCCTTCTTATGTTGGAATTACTAGTTCTTATTCAGGAGAAATTGGATTAGTTAACCCACCCATCAATGTTTATGAAGATTCAACTCTAATCTTTGATGTTTCCGATTCTTCTTTAAGATTCTTGCAGCAATCAACTCAGTATTCTGCATTTGAAATGTTATTCCATTCAGATTCGTCATTTAATAACATTTTTGAATCATCTCGCACTTCAAATGAGTTTGAAGTTTCTAGAACAGGCGAAATTGGAATATCTTCCAACGCAAAAGTGGAATTGAAAGTAAACAAAAATGTTCCAAAAGTTCTATATTACGAATTTTCTCCAACAAATACAAATATTCTTCCAAATGAAAAATACACCATTATTAAAGATGATGGTGTAGTTGGATATAATAAAATTATTAGAAATGAGAGTTTGTATTCTGGAAAACATATCGCAAATGTTTCTGCAGGAACGAGTTTCAAATATACTATTGTTCAATCTCCAGAATCTACTTCATACGACAATTCCACTTCAGTATTGCATTATTCTACAAATTCTAGAAATGCATATGGACCTATAGAATCAATTTCCATCAAAAATAAGGGTAAGAAGTTCTCAAAACTTCCAGGGTTGTCTACTACTTTTGTCACTGATTTGGGAAGTAATGCAATATTGTCTTTATCTGGTTCCAGTATCGGAAAAATTGTATCCAAAAATATAATTGATATTGGATATGATTTGCCAATTGACAAAACATTAAGACCAAAAGCAAAATTACCACAAGTTTGTATTATAGAAACACTTTCTTCATTAGAAAAAGTTTCTATAACTTCATTTGGAAGAGGATATACCGTTGCTCCACAGTTAATTCTTATTGATGGAAGTAGAAAAGTAGTTCTTCCGGAGGCAGATCTTAGATATAAGTTGGGAGATGTAAATGTTGAAATTCTGAGTAATACATATGCCCTTTCTCCAACTACTCCAACCATAATACCTATCTACAATTCCAATGGTGTTGGTATTTCGAGTTTAACATTTGACTCAACAGATCAAACTGTTACTGCCACTTTATCTGTTGGATTCAGTACAGCAGAGTCCTTCCCGTTTGATGTTGGTGATCAAATTTTTGTAGAAAATGCAAGCGTAACTGGAGCAACTGGAAATATTAAAGGATTTAATTCGAATGAGTATGATTACAACTTCTTTGAGGTTACGCAGGTATCGAAAAATATTGGTGGAATTGGAATTGTTACTTATAGTATGTCCAATGTTTTAGATGAAAATGGCGATGTTGCTGATTTTGATGCTACTAATTCTGCTGCAAGAATTATTCCTCGCAAATACATGCCCGTATTTGATATTGTAGTAAGTTCAAATTCTTTTGCTATTGGTGAAGAGGCATCATTCGCAAATGAATATGATGGAATTATTGAGGGATATAATCAAGATGCAAATGTATTAAAACTAAGATCCCAAAATGAGGTTTCTGTAGGTGACATCATTACAGGAAAATCGACACGAACAAAAGCGACTGTTAAAGAAGTTAGAAATTATGATGGATTCTATTCACTTTCTAGTTCTTCACTAAGAAAAGGCGGATGGGAGAATAATGCTGGATTCTTGGGCGATAATTCCACTAGACTCCAAGATAATGATTATTATCAGAACTTCTCATATTCCATTAAGTCAAGAGTTCCATTAGAAACTTGGGATGATGCTGTTAGTGCATTAAATCACACAACTGGATTTAAAAAATTCTCTGATCTTCAGATCGAATCTAAACTTGATTACATTTCTAATCAGGATATGGTTGTTGGTCTTCCCGCTCCAAATGATATTCCAGGAATTCAAGTTATTGTAGATTTAATTGGAACAGGAGATCTTAACTGTGTTTATGATTTTGATTTGGTAAAAGAAAACTCATTTACTATTGACGGTAAAGTTGTATCTGATGAAATAATTTTCCAAAATGCAGTTCTTACAGATTACTCAGAGTCTATCGGAAATAGAGTTTTGATCATTGACGATGTTTCATACCTCTTCAATAGTAATCCAAGACCAACAAGATTCAGTGAAGTTGCTAGATTTAATCTTTCTGATAGTAGAGTTAGAAAATTCATCACATATGCAAAAGATATTAGATTTACTGGAGAAAGACAAGTTCTCTTAGTAACTCTTCTTTATGATAATGACAACCTTGCATATATGAACCAATTTGGAAGAGTTGAATCTGTTTCCGATCTTGGATCTTTCGATTTCTCTATCTCTGGAACAGAAGGAGTTCTTAACTTCTATCCAGTGAAATATTCTGTAAATGATTATGCAGTTTCTACATTAACAATCGGAATTAATGATTCATATGTTTCTGGTTTAGGGACAACTACACTCGGAGACGGTGTAAGAATAGTAGGAGCTTCAAAATCAGATGTAGTTTCTTCTATTGTAGAAATCCCAACTTACTACAGCTCCGTCAAAGGAATTGTTGAAGTAACTGGTCATAATGGAGAATATGAATATAACGAATTCAACTTGGTTCATAATGGATCTGAAATTGAATTCATCGATTATGGACAATTATCAAATCACAGTTATGATACGTTCTCTGGAACTGGATTAGGAACTTTCTGGCCTTACATTAGTGGTTCTACTTTAAAAGTTGACTTTACAACTAATTTGGGTCTTTCTACAACTGGTTTTGGTGCTACTGTTAATACTTGGTTCGTTGCTCTTGCTGACACAGATTATACTGGAGTTGGATCAACATCTCTTAGATATGGAAAACTTAAGTCGTCATATGTAGCCATTTCTTCATCATCAACACCAACTTCTCATATAGTATCTGATTATATCGATCTGTATGATGGCGGATATTTCTTAGTACAGGCATCCGATCCTGACAGTGGAGATCATCAGTTCTCTGAAGTTGTTGCTATTGATGATGACAATGATGGATTTATTACCGAATTTGCTATTCTCGAAACAAATGAAAATCTTGGAACTGTAGGAATTTCCAAAACTAACGATATAACCAAGATAACATTTGAACCAGTAGCGGATAGAAACATTCAGGTTAAGGTATTTTCTCACCTTGTCCGTCCTACGAATGATTCTGGAACAAATATTTCATTAGATTTCAATAATTCCACTATTAACAGTTATCAAGGAACATATGAAGGAACGCTTTCAAATATTAAGAGAGATTTCCCATTGAATCACAACAATCTTCCAATTTTTAGAAGAGAGGTAGATTGTTCATCTTCTACAAATGTTAATGTATCAAATAACAGTATTCAGATTCCAGACCATTACTTTGTATCTGGTGAAGAAGTTCTGTATAGAGTTGCTGGAACTGGTTCTTCCAATGCAATTGGAATTGCAGAAACAAGTTTCGTTGGAGTAGGAACAACTACAAAACTTCCTGGATCTGTTTATATTATCAAACTCAACGAATCTGAGATTCAGTTGGCGAGAACTGCTGCAGAGGCATTATCCTTTGTTCCTGTTCCTATTGACATTACTTCGGTCGGTATTGGCACATCACATAGTTTCACTTCTAAGAAACAAAACTCCAAAGTCGTTGTTGCTATTGACAATGTTATTCAATCTCCGATTGTTTCTACTGCTATTACGGCAAGTTTAGCAAAAGAAGTAACAACTACGGAAAATGTTCTTGTTTTCTCTGGAATTACATCTTTCTTCGGAACAGATTTGATTCAGATTGATGATGAAATAATGAGAATTCAATCTATTGGTGTTGGTGGAACTTACAATGTAAGAGTGAGAAGATCATGGATGGGAACTGGTCTTGCTGGTCATGGAACAGATGCAAAAATTACCAAAATTAATGGAAACTACAATATTGTTGACAGTGCAATTAATTTTGTTGATCCTCCATACGGACAAACACCATTATCTACATCCACAAATAAACCATCAGAAAGAGATTGGATTGGTATAACAACAGGTTCCAAGTTCCAAGGAAGATCTTTCATGAGATCCGGTGTACAAGGATCTGATGAGGAATCCTACACCAAGAATTATATTTTTGATGATATTTCCGAAAACTTTGATGGACAAACAAAGACATTTACCCTTACATCGGCAGGTTCAAGTTTGTCTGAAATAGTAGATAACAACGCTATTGTTACCATAAATGATATTTTCCAAGGTCCAGGTTTAAGCAGAGATTATACTTTAATTTCAGATGAAACTGTTGGCATAACGTCTATCCAATTCACTGGAACCGCAAGTTCAGTAGGATATGATGTCAATAATGCATCTATTCCCGTTGGCGGTATAATCGTTTCTGTCGGTTCTACATTTGGTTTTGGATTGCAAGATCTAGTTTCTGCTGGAGGAACTGCCGTTGTTTCTGCTGCGGGAACAATTGCATCAATTAGTATTGGAAATTCTGGATCTGGATATAGATCTGGAATTCAAACAGTTGTGAATGTTGGTGTTTATACATCTTCCACTTCAACTTATAGTATAACCAATATTGGAACAGCAGCGATTAGTAATGGTCACATCGTTAGCGTTGCTATCACCAATCCAGGAACAGGATACACTAGTTCTAGTGCTCCTTATGTCGTATTTGATGCTCCATTATCTTATTCTGATATTCCTCTCATATACAGTTCACAGTCATCCCCAGGCATAGGAACAGAGGCTAAGATTAATATTGTTGTCGGTGCTGCTTCTAGTGTTGTTGATTTTGAAATCACCAATCTTGGATATGGATATGGTAATGGAGAAATTCTTACTGTTGAAACTGGAGGACTTGCAGGAATTCCAACGGATCCAACCAAACCTTACAGTGAATTCCAAATATCAATTCAAGAAGTCTTTAATGATAGATTCTCTGGTTGGTCAATTGGTCAACTTCAAATAATCGATGATGTGTCATCTCAATTTAATGGAACCGATGTTATTTTCCCAATTAGAGTTGCTGGAGATTTGATATCTATCAGATCTGCTAGAGGTTCTAATATTAATGTTGAAGCAACCTTATTAGTATTTGTCAATGATGTTCTTCAAGTTCCAGGAGAGGGATATTTCTTCCCTGGTGGTAGTTTAATCGAATTCTCAGAACCACCAAAAGAAGGAGATACTTGCAAGATTCTGTTCTATAAGGGAAGTGGAGATGTTGATGTTGTTGATAGAGATATCGTCGAAACTGTAAAGGTTGGAGACGAATTGACAATTAATTATAATCCTGACATTGGTCAAACATTAATTTTCCAGGAAGAAGCAAGAACAGTATCAGAAATTAAGTCTATTGATTTTGTTGGCACTAATCCTTACTTTGGACCAGGAAAT